AAATTTGATGAGGAGTAAAATATGGCCATTGTGCTACTACTTGAGAGGGGGATAAACCTAACTCGACTGGTGTTGTATAAGGTTGAGGTTGAATCGGGTTTGGTATAGCTGCAGGTTCTTCGTTAGCAAAGGTCCAATCAGGATTCTGTATCGTTGGAGTCCAAGTAGGATCTAGAATCGATGTGTTCAATTGATCAATTCTAAATACTGGAATCTGTTCAGGTGTAAAAAATGTTCCTTCACCATCATACCATCTTTCAGCAACCTGCTTCGCAGTTAAAGCAGCCAATTGGTTCACTGAACCATTTGCACCATACGTCAACATGGGAAGTTGAGCATTAGAGAGAGCATCAAACACACATACCGAGCCGCTGTTATCAACTACTAGATCTAACGGATCAGCAATTGTGGATGTGGTAGCAATTTGAGCAGCAGTTAAATTTGCCAATTGGTCCGCAGTAAATGTGGCAATTTGTGATTTGGAAAAATATGTAATTTTCACGGCGACTTGAGCAGGAGTCAAAACACTTATCTGCCAAATATCACCTGATATACCATGTGTAAGCCCGTGTACTTGATCAACTGTTAAGCCGTTGAATATACTAAAAACTTGAGGTTGTGATATAGACTGAATTTGACTGCCAGTCAATGCGGCGAGTTGTGGCGTTTTAAAAGAGGGGATTTGAGCAGGAGAAAAATCACCCCATCTTGTAGCCACTTGAACATCGGTCAGAGTAGAAATTTGAAACGGGGTAGGTCCTGTGACAGGATCGATAACCCCATCATAAATAGATTGTGCATTAACATATGTTAATTGAGAAACTTGACTGGCAGTAAAATCATAAAATATGGAGTTCCCACATGCATCTAACGCAGTAGCAATTTGTGAAGCAGTCAACGCGGCTAGTTGGTTATAAGTGGTTCCATACCCATCAACCAACTGCACCCCATCCGACAAAAGCGCAATATCAGCGGTTTTAAAACCACTAATTCGATCAGCCACTTGTTTTGCAGTAAATTGACTAATATTTGTTCCCAATTGGTCGGGAGTGAGAAGGGCTACTTGATTTGCAGAACTAAAATCAGTAGTATTATTACCATTACTAGTCAAACTTCTAATTTGATCTAATGTAAAATATAGTGCACCAGTCGAGTTTACAGCAGCAGCAACTTGATGAGCAGTTAAGGCAGAAAGTTGGTCCACTAAACCATTTACACCATAGGTCAATTGCCTAATTTGAGAAGGGGTGAAATACTGCTTTGTTGGATCAGAATAATCAGCATTAACGCTAGGGAAATAAGTAGCTACTTGCGCAGCAGTTAAAAAGGCCAATTGATTTGCTCCATTTGTACCATCGGTCAATGAACGAACTTGTGCTGGTGTCAATGCAGCGAAAATTATTTTAGCAACAGCGTCAGAAGTGACACCAGTAGCAACTTGAGAAGCAGTCAACGCTGCAAGTTGATCGAGAGGAGATGTAATGGTTAAACTCTGAAGTTGTGTTTCGTTCAATGAACTCACATTACTATGAGAAGCTATATCTCCTGCAATCTGAAGAGGTTCTAGAACAATAAGTTGAGTAGTAAGCAACCCACTTATATCGGTTGTCAAAAACTTAAATGCCGGGTTACCTGATCCGTCAGTTAGACCCCATAGTCCATGCACTTGCGAAGGAGTAAACACCTGATGTTTACTAGTAATATTAGCATGTGATAATCCAACGATCTGCGGAGTTGCATATAAATCTCCTCCGAGTTGAAAATCATTAAAAGTTTTAATTTGGGGATCACTAAAACTAGCCCAATTAGTATTAACCTCTGTTGGTGTGAGAGTAGAAATTTGACTGGCTAGAATGCCTCCATTAGTTGCATCATGCAATAATCCGCTAATATCTGTGGTAGCAAATTGGTTAGTAGCGTGTGTCGCAGATACACTCATCATATATTGCACCTGAGCAGGGTTAAAATATGTTAGCTGACTGAAAATTTGTCCAGACGACAAATTCGCAAGTTGAGAAGGAGCAAACATAGTCACTTGAGCAGATGAAAAATCAGACCAATTATTAGAAACATCGGTGGGTGTCAATGAGGTCAATTGCCCAACCACAAAAGATTGCATTTGAGAGGGAGTAAAAACACCCACACTAATTTCCACTTGATTTGCGATCAATTTAGAAAGTTGCCCATCAAGGGTATAAGTTAACGATTGTATTTGAGAATTGGTAAAATCTTTGAATCTTGCAGCAACTTGAACAGGTGTCAAATTGACAAGCTGCTCAATTTTCAAAAGTTGAATTTGGGCGGGAGTAAATTCGTCATCGCTGAAAAAATAAGCAATGGCTGCAGCAGGGATGAGTTGAAGTTCTGTTTGTGACAATAATGCAAGCTGAGTAGCATTCATCAACTTGTACAAAGGAGGAGTTGCTGTGGATGAAAAATATGTTGTTTGGAATTCAGCAGCTCTGCTTTTAACTTGGTCGGCAGTAACATAAGGAACGTTAGCCGAGGGATCTATAGGAAACGCGATTAACGCGAATGAAGCATCAGTATATCCAGACATTCTATAAATATACTATATACTATATTTTTTTCTAAAGATTTTATTTATAACATTTATTATAATCCAGCATATATTTTTTAAAATTGGTCACCTTTCCCTCAATGTCACTATAATCCTCACGTTGGATAACTGATAACGGAATAATTAAAAACCATTTATCTTCCATCTGTAAATTTATCCAATATTTATCAAGCGCGTATAATTTTTTATCAGTCGGATGTTTCATTAATTTAACGATACCCTCCTTGTAATTTTTGATCAATGTATCAAAATAATGATTTTGAACGATATATCCAGTGGTTGTTAAACAATGTCTCACTTGGATACAATTATCATCGACTGGGTTATATGGAAGCATATTATTTCCTGCTAAAAGAAGAACATCCCAAACACGCGATTTCGATAAAAACGCGTTAACTTGTGAAACAAATAATACTGGGTCTAAAAACACGATATCGTCCTCACAAATAAGGACATGCGACCACTCATTTTTTTTCGCCATTTCCAAACATTTTAAATGACTCATACTGCATCCTAACGCACCATTACCGGTAGGTAGTTTTACCGCATTAAAACGCGTAAAACCTGTCTCCTCGTCAATACCTATACTCTTCCGCTGACGCTCCTGAGTATCATCAGAAAACGGAGTTGCTGATGGCAACCCGTTTTCCTTCAACTTGCTTAATTCTGCAACTACATGTTCCTTCCGATCTGTTCTAGATTCTAAATTAATATATACAATATGCTTAATATCCGAAAATTGTTGTAGCATAAACTATGTATCTAATTACACTATGAACAAAATCTTTATGTCTAAATATCGTAAATTATAATCCTTCGGCTAGCAACTAATCCTACCATTCCTCTAATTCCTTGAAATACTTATCTGTTGATATAGGTAACATAATTTTCTTGAAAAAAGGGTGTAAATTGAGACCAACCGCATAATCTTCTAAATATTCTTTACAAACACTTTCTCTCTTTGATAATAAGTTTGTAACTGCTTCTGAAGAGAGAAAATACAAACTACCTGTACAATATTTTGTAGATTGAATAATCATATCTTTTGGTAATTCTGGATGCAATAAATAGTATTTGGACATGTAAGGGATTTCCACATTGACTATTTTACCCCCATAATGGACCTTGGGTGTCATCCTTGTAATAACACCAATAATGGTATCAAAAAACTTATCATTTTTGGAGGGAACGTAGGCTTGCTTGCAAGCCGAAGTTTCCTGACTATCATCCGAAGACATGCGCAGCATTGTCGATGGATTATGAAGTAAAACAGAATCGTCCGATTTAAATATATATTTAAAGGAGTGGGTTTGTTGAATGGCTGAAAAAGCTGCCATGACTTTGCTAGGTAAAGAATTATAGTCGTCCTTGGCTTTAACCCATATAATTCTCTCTTCTTCATCGATAACAAAATCCTTCTCCATGTTTTCGTTACCAATGACATGGTAATATTTTAGATACGATGGGATTCTTTGTAACCAATCCGATTTTTGAACGAGCGCCTTTTTTCTATATTTCACGCAATTCATAATGAGTAATAAGTAGTCCTGTTTTATTTTTTCATTGTCTCCTTCTTTTTTTGTCGTCAAGTTGTCCGTTATCAACTTATCCGTTATCAACTTATCCATTTATGTTATAACTATAACTATATTTATATAACATAAATTTATATCCTTTTCTACGAAGTACTATTATACACTAATCTTGGTCCATGTATTCGGAAACAAATCGTCGACATTATGTTTTAAATTGGGACCAAACCACGGATCAGGATAACACACTATTTTGTCTTCGTTCGAGTTAAAATGCGCCCCCCACCAACTAAAGGTGCTATTTGCAATAATATGATGTCGGCAACAGCTCATTATTAATAATTGTTTCCAATCGTCTACATTATCAAGAGCTTTAATAAAGGTACATTCTGGAAAAGCGATTCGTAATTTATCTATTTTATCTAATACCTCAACATTATCCTCTTTTTCACAAAAATACAAAATAGACAATACAGGGTTATTCGTCAAATTTATAATATGTGCAATACTTTTCTTATAATATTCAATTTTGACTAGTGGATGACTATTTTGTAAATATTTGTAATCACCTAGCCTAAAATGCATGCTAACCATATTACTTATATCAGAAATATCATAAATATTAGCCATCTCATGTAACACTTGCTCACGCTGTTTATCTAATCGAATAAGTTTACAAATAGTTGGGAAAAAAGGAGCAAAATATTTATAACTTTGAAAATATCCAGACAAAATGATATTTTCGGATTTTAGGGCGACAGGACTAGGAAGTTCATTATGCATGAAATTTTGTTCTCTCAATGGAAGCATAGGGGGAATAGATTCATAATTGAAATTTGCAAGAGGTGACAGAAAGGAATGCCAATAAGTGGGTCTATTATGAAATTGATCCCATAATGATTCTTTGTATAGAAATCCAAATGGAATCTTATATAGTAGTGAATAAGAAATGGTTGCAAATATTTGAAATAATTGATTTCCTAGTCCACCAACTAAGTTGCATGTGATCATTATAGTTATGTTCACGCGATGTTTTTATGTATTGTTTTGTTTTATGATTATATTCTGGAGGACTAATAGAGGAAAACGTAGACACTGACCCAGTGGCGTAGCGATTCGAAGTTTTCCAATTATATTCCGAAAGCGCAATCCGAAAGAATATATTTATTTACGTGTTTTTGTTTAGATTTAGAGCAACGCGTATTTTAAATGCCGACTTTCATCGGTAAAACACCTTGCCTTTTTGGTCTAAATTCTATTTAATGGGCTTTCTATTTGTATACACGGATTGGTAGATATACAAATTCCCATCAGAAATTATTTAACTTCTACCTGCGTTAAACAACTATTTCTTTTGAAACCCTTTTTCTTGGTTTCTTTATTGCTTCTGTTTTTATTACTTTCTTTTTCATTTTGAATTCTTCTGGTCGTGTTTGATTTGTTAAAAAACATTTACCAAGTAATAAAATATTCTTACAAGCATTTACATCTCTATTCACGAATATACGGCATTTGGTTTCCTCTTTTGGAGTTAGTATTTCGTGGAGTTGCTTGGTATGGTTCTTCCTTTTTACTTTCACATTTTCCATTTCTTTCAGTGTTTTATTATATAATTTACTTGTATTGTATTCATTCACATCAATTATTTCAAATCTACTCAATAATAACTTTTTCATACCAATATTCGGTGTTGGAATAGTTCCTTTCATCTGAGTTGTTCTGCTATAATCTCCGTGTAATATAACAATTTTTTTTCCTTGTTTTATTTCATCTTTCGTCAGATATTTATTCTCAATTTCATTCAGTAGTTTTGCTTCACATTGTTTTGTTCTTACAAATCTACGAAACGCTAACTTTCTAAAAAGTGGTCTTTGGTAGAATTCTTTTATTTCATTATTTATTTTTGTTTTATTGGTTATGAAATTTTTGTATTCTTCTTGATTGAGTGTCCTTGATTTGAAATTGGATAATATAGTTTCTTTTTGGATGATATTGTGTTTGATTTTTTCTTGATTGATTACATAATTACTTTGTTTGGTATACGTTTCGTATCTTCTCCTACAAGCAGTATATTTGAAGAACTTATTGTTTTCATCAATCATCGTAATTGGACGAATTTTTCCAGGGTCTAATGAAACCAATTTATATTTATTTGATAAATATTCATCACACTTTTCCTTTGATAAATGTTCTAATTTAGTAAATTCCATTTCATCATTTACTTTTGGTAATCTATCACCATATACTTTGTCCTTGTATTTTTTCAAAATAAATAATAACGAACAACTAAAACCATCAGTAATAATCTGATTGTAAAATACATATTTTTCATCGGTAAATATTTGTTTTTTTTCCAATTTTAGTATTCTGCTCCAAATGTGAGGTTGATGTGTTTTTGCGTGTAAAACTAATTCCGATTTGTTATAACTAAATATTTGTTGTTTTTTATCATCAATTATATCTACGATTGCTGGTGAATTCAATGTAATATGTTTTGGAACAATATTATTTCTTTGTGGTATAACTTGGTATGGTTTTCTTCCAAGTTCTTCTATTTTCTGATTTATGTATAACGAATATTTTATATATTTTTCCGGATGGATTTTTACATCATACGCAACCGACTTAGTAATTTTTGGTGGATATAAAAATGTGGTATTTTCTTTTATCCAATTATGGTATTCTTCTTTTGAACATTCTATTTTATTATTGATTAAATCGCTTTTCAAATCACGGATTTCTTGATTGAGTTCTTTGTAAAGTTCTTTACGTCTTTCTTTATCTTTTTCCTTTTTAATTTCAGTTGTTTTTGGTTCTTTGAATAAACAATTGATATATTTGAATAAATGTTTGATAAAATGGGTAGAAATATTTGTTTCAATACATGTAATCATTTCTTTTGCAGTTTGTTCTAAAATAAATGTTTTATTAGTATAAGATGGTTTGTTATCGGAAATCAGTTTATTAAATTCCTCATTATAAAATCGTTTAATGTCCAATTTACCGGTCGCATTTTTAATATTTTCTTCCTTTGTCTTTTGTCCGCTTTTTGATTTTGGAGAACTAATTGTTTTTATCACATCTAAAACAAACTGCTTATTGATAGTAGGTAATTCTTGTTTATTTGTAAATTTATGTAATAAATATAATCTGATAAACTGATATGATAAAACAACAATCTCATTTATATCTATTACTGCCCGCTCTATGATGGGATGTATTACGTCGTAATTTTTAAGAACACATTTCAACGGACATTTGATAATCCGAAATACCTGTTCACCGGTATCTGTCGGATTTTCTTCCATTTCCATTCTATATACTATAAAAAGATTTTAATTTTAAGTTATTTTCCTAAATAATTATTTATTTTATAATTTTTCCTAAATAATTATTTTCCTAAATTTGTTTCAGCCATTTGTTTCATTTTTCTTTTCTCATACGCTCGTTTATTATATTCCTTCACTTGTTCTGGTGTTTTTACATAATTTTTATTATATTCCTTAACCTTTTCAATAATTTTTTCTTTGTTTTTTTGATAATAATTTTTCTTATTATAATTTTCAATCTTATATGTATTCTATTCTTCAGACAATTCATTAATTTTTTCATTTTTTTTATGATTATCTGTTAATATTTTTTCTTTTT